TTTGAAAGTTCAAAAAGCTAACCGGCGTAAGCCGGGATCCACCGCATGCGAATCCTAGTATGGAACCGCATAACAGACCTCTGTAGGTTTTTCTTATCCGAAGTAAGGATATGATCGACCCGATCACCAGGTGGACTTTCTTCAAGTCCGCTTAATGATTTGAACAGAGCTACATAGCCGCTTATGCTGTCGGACCTAAACATAGGCTCAACAACAGGGGCTCGGAAAACGAGCTGTTGTAGCTTCCTATCCCACTTATGTGCGATAGTAGTATCAACACGACTATGCAAACCTAGAGCAGCACTGTGGCGTGACACAAGTTGCAAGGGTATAACCCTCTCAACTTCTGCCCGTATCACATCAGCTATCTTGTATAATCCACGCATCCAAAGTTGGTTGCAGGATGACACAAGAGAAGCCACTTGCTCTGGATTTCTCGCGGAAACGGTTGGCTCATGTCGAAGATATATTGGCGTAACGTCTACGCCCTTAAATGCATCGACACCACAACTCTCACGGAAGTTTCCTTCAGTGAAAGACTTCTTCTGGTTGACTTTAAGACCAAAAGAAGTGAGCCAATCAATGACATGGCGAGTATGTTCAGTGCGTATGATAATATCATCACCATACACACGAACATACTTAGCGGCTCGCTTAACATTTACGTAGGAGGGTCTTGAACCTTCCTCGCAAAGAATACCACATATTGCTAAGATAGCAAATGTGATACTTTGCAACGGAAATGTCAAAGCGTTACCCATGCCGGCGTATTTCAACAAGCGTATAGTTCGATAAGAATCGAGCTTTACGTATGTTGATCGGCAATCTAATACCGAAGTGAGAAACTTCGGCTTCGACTCAAGAATCAACTTAACCAGATCAAGGCTAAGAAGATCACTTGCAGACGATAAGTCGATTGTCGAGTAAGCGCCAGTAATGGATCCTTCCAGAGCTAACTTTTGGTTAAAACTCTGGTCGGATAATGCCAAACACGATGACAAAACAGAACACTCTTTGATACTATCTCGAAGATATCTGTTTAGAGCCTGCTGCACAAACATGTGCAATACAGGTTCCATCGTAATAGTCCTCAAGGACGTTGAGTTCTTGGGAACTGTTATTAGTTTGGCAATGCCGCTATGGTGACGTTCCGGAACGATGCCATTAAGTAGATCTGAATCATATAGGACGTCTTCGAAAGGAAAACGCCCAACACGAGGTTGATCAAGGCCTTGTGCGCTCAAGTGAGCTATGTAATCAAATCCAAACTTTCTGGCTAAATAGTCGTCAAGTTGAAGACTATTTAGTAATTCGGACCACTTCTGGTTCGATTTACTCGTTTCGACAACGCTCCCTGGACCGTGTTTCGTATGTAGGAACTCGCTTTCGAACGAATCAAGATTCGGAAGCACTACACGCGCAACACACCGAAGCAAATTTACCTTGTCTTTTTGAAACGAATTCAAAGAGATAAGGCGATCTGTTTCGATAAATCCAGCTACAGCCTCATCGTGAAGTTTTGCTTCACGATTCGGACGGAGCTGGACTTTCTTGAAGAGACGAAGAATCTCTCTCAGGCATTTAATTGCATGTAGAGAGGGCTCTCCAAGAAGTAGTCCAGTTTTCCAATCAAACACTTTACAGAGCAAACCCTGGAGGAATCTAGGGATCGCTCCCCCTCTAACAGTTCGAAAGTTAGAAGGGCAGGTAAAACAACCTTTTGAGAGACCGTAGTCAACGGAATCACATAGGGCTGAAAGGGCCACGGATAAGAATCCGTAGCCCTCGTGTTTGAATCGAGACTCGATCGTGATAAAATCACGATCGAGACCTAATTCGCCAGGTTCCATCCTTTTGACATCGTCAAAAAGGGCGGAAAGGAGTACGACAGGACTTTTCATGTGACCTCCTTGAGGCTCGCATTCCTGATCCCGCTTACTCCGTGCAACAACAGTGAGGAACTAATTCACTGTCGAAGCATCGCTGGATGTTTCCGACGACAAGATGGCCGTACAGGTGCTCAAAACAGTTTTGAACACTTGACAACCAGCACTTTCGTCTGTACTCGACGAACAACATCCGCCGAGGAACAGAGAAGCAACAAGTAGAACAATGCCGGCGAGAGCCGACGATGCATACTTGATTTGCTTGGAAGTGAGTTTCATTGAGTATGTACTCCGTGAAACAAAATCCACAGCATCAAGCGCAACGCATAAAGCGTTACGACTGAAAAGCTAGGAACTTGTCGACGCCAGCGTCAGTTGAAGCCAAAGTGGCCAAAAGCGCGTTGTACAGATACTGGATTTCCAGATCCGTAAAACCGTATTTTGGCTTCGTAACAGAGATCGAAATCGACGCGGATTGCGCCGAAACGAGATCAGTGTACGGGTTCGTGGCGTTGATCGTCTTCGTCAGTTTGACGTAATG